GGTGGGACGATATCCACAGTAATACCGGCTTCCCAAAGTTTGTATTTAAGAAGTCCGCAGTTTTCTGCGATTTGAAAGATTGCACGACCAGATGCTCCGTAGGCGTAGCCCTCAAGACCAACATAGTCACAGCCCAAAACTTTATCAACTGCCCAGTCGGAGATAGAATCATACCTCTGGCATTCATGGTTGAACTCGTTAAAAAGTTCACCGTGATAACGATATTTAAAAACTCCGGCTAAACTTTTTACATTTGTCAAATAGTAAAACGAACACTGTTTGTAGTTAAACTTTTGGTCATCGTCGCCTTGATAAACACAGATGCAAGGACCGTTGAGTGAGTAGTCGATACCAGCGACAATCATTACTTTTCCAGTTTATCGGAAATTCTCTCTAAGACACCAACCATTCTTTCAACCTTACCCTCTAGATCACTCAAACGATCCTCAACCATTTTTTGTTTACAAGAGGTGCAAGGTTTCTTTTTGGGTTGCTCTTCAGCAGGTGTATTATTTTCAAACTGCATCCATTTGTTCATTCGTTCTTGACGCTTTTTGCAAGCACCACACTGTTTAATTTTACCGGCACTCACCGTGTCGATAGAATCTTTAACAATGTCTCCAAGACCTTTTCCTTCAAACTTTTTCTGCATTTTTTTAGGCATCCAAGAAATATCCATAGTAAAACTCCTTTGTAGAAGTATTTATATGGTTCTAGGTATTGTTCTCAAAAGAATATGTCAAATGCTTATTCAATAGAAGAGGTAAGGCTGTAAAAAGTAATGTCCAAGTAAGCAGTATGGTGAACATCCACCAACCATTATTAAATGATACTAGATACAGTAAACCAACAATCAGCCAAAAATAATCTTTTTGATTTTGTGACATTATACGCTCCTCATGTATTGAACAATTATAACAATTACTACAGATGCTGCAAGACCAATCATAAGTTTCAGGAAGTCTCTACTTACCATCGGGAAAACCTTTTTGATTTCATCCTTTTGTCGGAACGATGCAACTGCAAGTTCTCGTCCAGTGAGAAGTCCGACAAATACCCAAGTAGTTGACATAGGAATATCATTTACCTCCTTGAAGATATACAGTATAACAAAGTAAAACAAATCAATCAAGGTCGCAGAGCGTACATATTTAGTATTTCTTTTTTGAATAACAATCTCTTGAATCTTACCGCCACGTTTTTGTAGCATCCATGCAAGACCAGCGACGAACACGGTGGAGATGATTACCATGACCTCTACTGGAATCTGTCTCGGCATGAACACGGCGATGTTTGCCATATCGTGACTCAACCAAGTCCACCACAGGAATCCTGTTGTAATCCACTGTCCGACCGACCACCACTTCTTGTGTGAGTCCTTGATCGACTTACCTTCGTCAATCACACGGGTCAGGGAAAACCAGATCAGATAGGCAGCAACACCAGCCACGGCATATCCTAGCATAGACTTCAACAAAACCTTTTGTAAAACAAGAGTTGATGCGAATGCAGAAAGCACAAGGAATGACGTTGATACAGGGACACCAAAACGAGTGAGTAGCAATAGGACTGCTGGTGCGAGTGCTTGATACCACTCTACTCCTTCAAACGGAATCTTGTTGAGTCTTCCGTATGAGATGTCACCATCGTATGCCCACCATCCATACCAGACTGCAAAGAGAAGAACCGCAGAGGCATAGCCCCACATGATCTTCCAGTTTACTTTTCTGTTGCTCGCAATCCAAGTCCCTAGCGTCTGAATCGAATCATTTGCGATGACGCTATAAGCAGCGAGAAGAAATCCAGTCCACATCCAAATCGTAATATCACTCATAGAACACTCCTATTTACAGAAGTAATTATAATCATTTGGTTTTGTTTGTGGTAAAGGTTATGTTATCGTTTAATTAAGTTGTATAAAAAAACACCCCCAATTTCTTGGGGGTGTTGGAAGAGGTGATCCTTATGGATCAGTTAGAATGTAAAACGCAAACCTGCGCGTACACCTTCATCTCGATCATCATACTCAACCAGAGCCGAGACACCTTCTTGGAATTCACATACTGCACCAACGGCAAATGTGGTTTCATCAAGGTGATCATACTCGACCCGACCGTATCCAGAGAATGTATCCTCTACGGTAAACAAAACGCTTTGACCAACGGCAGTCCAATCGCCGTTGTTGTCAGTGTAGGAAAGGTAGTTGTATCCATCAGAGATGTCCACAGTCCACAGATCCATTTCTTCACCAACAAACCCGAAGCCTAAGGCTCCAAGTTCCACGCGACCACCGTACGTTACGGTGTCACCGTCAAAAACATCATCTCCCACGATATCGAAATCAAAGGAAACTTCTCCCACATCAAATCCGAATGATGCACCACCAGCACGACTCTCGATGAGTCCATAAGTGGAAGATCGGGTCAAACCAAGACCGTAACCTCCCTTGGTGGTTGTCATTTCGTGTGAAAAATGACGCTTGAAGTAACCAACGGTGACATCAAACATACCGAAGTCTGCTCCAACATGAGCATCATACAGTTCCACATCGTCGAGATTGTCGTTGGTTTCAAAAGCGAAACCATAAACTGCTCCTTCAGACTCACCATATGCACCAAGCACAAGACGAGTATCCAGAGTCTCAACACCATCAATACTTGTGACGGCAGTTTGACCCACACCGCTGAAATCAATGTCTCCCGCTGCGGTGATAGCAGAGAGACATACTGTGGTTGCAAGAACACTCATTAGTTTGCAACCCCCGAAACGAGATCGAACACTGACTTAACAGCATCAATCGCCCAAGTCACACCGTCCCAAGCGAATGGAACGAGAGCAAGGGTAACAAGGGTAGAACGGCAGAAGCCGATACGAGCAAGGAATTTGCTCAAGCAATCTTGTCCACACTCCGTGGAACAACCAGTAGTATTTGTCTTAGTCATAAAATTTCTCCTTTCTAAGACTCAGGGGGGATGAACTCCCCCCCACTCAACTTTGAGTTGATAAAGTATATATATGATTCATATAGATGTCAAGTGGTTAAATCTACAACTTCACACGAATCTCCAGAACATGCCATCGTCTGTGATCCTGCTGTGTTGTCTTGTTCCTCGTACGATTTTAACTCTGTCCAATCGACATCACTCGGTAATTGTTTCAATAACTCTTTGTATTCTTTCACATCACAGTCTTGATACGGTGCTTGCTTATAGGTATGGTCTGAGTGAGGTAAGAACGAAATACCCGAAATATAATCTAGATTGTTCCAAACCCAACTTCCAACCTCAGGCCACTCGTTTTCCTTGACTGTAATCGTTACGGATGGTTTGTGTTCGCACCACTGTTTTTGATAAACCAACCACAACTCTAACTGTTCTATCGCAGTCATGTCTGTTCTGAAGATAGAGTTATCTGGTGCTTTCACGGGGAAAGAGAACACGGTCACGTTATCAGGTTTCATAACACATGCTTCGTGGGGGAAACCTTTATCTTTCATAAACTGACACAGCGGATCTTTGTTGTCTGCTCTCACAGTGCGAATGTAATACGGGTTATGACGAGCATGAATACCAGACGCAGCGTCTACGAGTTGAGACACGGTTCCCGATGGTTTTACGCATGTGGTTGCAGCGGACTGTGGTATACCCAAAGTGTTCGCATAGTCACGGTTTACATTTACAACTTCATCTCTCAGACCAGACAAGAGTTGATCAAGACGATTACCGCCTTTTCCATTCGTAAGTTTGCAGTCCATGATTCCTGTCATTGAAACACCGAGAAGTCTTTCTTCTTCGCAATTCTTTTTCCACGAAGAGGCTAAGTATCTAAAATCAGTAAGAGTAGACTGCCATGTTCCGAGAATGGTAGCGAGTCTCGCTTTACGCATCAGAGATGCTTTTGTATCACCTTCACGCACAACAATTTCAGTGAGATTACAGAACTCACAGTCGCGTAGGACGATCTCTGAGCATGGATTTGTACCAAACTTGTGGTTTGAGTCACGGAGAATATTTTCACCCTTTCTCCACTCTGACATGCGATCACAAGCGGATCTAGCAGCCTGTCTATTGAAGATACCACGCTCTCCACTCTTTGACTTATACAATGCAAGCCATTCTTCCATAAACTGTCCAACCTCAACAGGACCATCGTATGTTGCAGAGTTGTTTGCTAAGGCTCTTTGTGGTTCAGTTACCCACCATTGTCCAGACTTTGCATCACGCATTCTATCGTCTTGTAACGACGAGAGAGAGATAAGTGCTGATCTACGAACACCACCAACCACGACGATCTCAGCGATCTTGCATACAATATCGTGACACTCAATAGTCGTAAGTCTACGACCAGCAGCCTTTTTGAATGTTTCTACTGTGAAGTTAAACAAGTCAACCAATGGTTCTGGACCAGAAGATCTACCACCAAAAGTTTTGAGTCTTGCACCAGCAGCACGAACTCTGGATACGTCCCATGCAGGAACTTGACCCATAGACAACAGTGAAATCAATTCCTTGAACGACTTCGCCCAACCGATCTTCGAGTCTGCGACTACGATTGTTGTATCGGTATCATGAAACTCTTCTGCGATGATTGGAAGTTGATCGACTTCACCACGCTCAACAGAGAAACCAACACCCGTTCCGCACATGAGAATGTATAAGATCTCATCAAAAGAACGTAGACGATTCACAGCAACATATGAACAGTTATAACCAGCAACGTTGTCTCTCTTGAGTGCTTCTCCTGCTGTCATCAATGCTCTCATCGAAGGCATGATCTCAAGATTTAAAACTGCATTCTCTAACTCTTTTCTTTCGTCAGCGGGGACAACGTAGTTACATTTTTCTTCTAAGTGTTCAACAAAGAAGTCAAAATATCTTGCTACAGTTTCGTTCCATGTTTCTCTTCGTCCCTGTTCGGGAACCCATCGAGAGTAACGAGAAAGGTGAATAAAGTTTTGATATTGTGTTGGCAAATGTTCGCTCATAATTAATCTCCAGTTGTCCTTTATTTATTTTATTTTGTCAAACATTTCCACGAAACTGGAAAGAAAGGTTCAATGATTTTTCCGACTGCACTAGCGTATTCACGAATCTCCCACTGTGCATGATCGTCTTTACGTTGCTTATAGAATCTTGCGAACGCTGCGAGAGATCCCGTCCAATACCACTCAGTATACATTCCTTGTGGTAAAACAAAACGTGCTTGCTCTGGTGCGATACCATTTTCAATCAACGTGTTGTAGACATGGAGAGCCTTTTCGTATGACTCTCTACAAATTGCATCATATAGATTTGTTCGTGTTTCTTCTACAACAAAATCTTCACTACCTTGCTTTGCACCGTCCGTGGGTTTACTTCTCCACCTCGGAATATAAAACTCTGGCTCATAAGAAACATAACGACGACTGATCTCGTTCTCCACAAATCCTTGCTTGTGCTTGAAGAATTGCGTGCGAATAGAAACGGGTGCTTTGACTCGCACTGTAATTTGAGGATGTGCGAAAGGAGTCCAGTGATTGTGTTTTGCAAGGTAACGAATGAGTTTCTCGTCTTTCTCTTTGAGTATTCGAACATCATCTTTGTTGTAAGGACAACTTTTCAAACGTTCGATTGCATCGAAGTCAAGTCCCCACTCAGATTCTTTGTTGAACGAAACTCTTGCAGCGTTACATACTGTAAGGTCGCTACCCATATGATCAACGTAATCAACGTGACCTTTATCTAACACCTCTACTTGACTCATACTTTTCTCCAGTGTGTTAATCGTAAATTAGCCTGTAGTCCCGAAACTGTATTTTCATCAATGATACTTTTGATACTAGACGAATTGTATCCCGAAGTAATCAGATCATTTATATCTTTTTGCTTTATATCATTGGGCCATATACAAACACTCTTACCAAGTTCAATTAGACGTTCGTTGTATCGAACAATCTGTGCGTTTCTTGGTTCATTATCGAGAACATAAACTCCTTCACTCTCGGATAAATGTGTTGGTATTTGATCCAACGCACCAGCACCAACCATAGCGATAGTATTAGGTATGAACAAACTATCGAGCGGACCCTCTACGATATAAATTCGTTTCTTTGGATTCACTCTCCATTGACCATACCACAAACGATCCGCTGATTTATCAGTCTTGACGGTTAGATACTTTGCAGTTGACCTAGCATTCTTTTCATCTTGCATGTTCAACGCTCTACCCTGTGCAGCGACAACATCACCCTCTTGATTGTAGAATGGTATGATCAGTCGTGGTTCCCATCCACACTGCATTGTAGATT